CATAGAGAAGACGACGTAGAGCTTCAAACGACCAACTACTCCAATTCGGATTTGGGTGGATTGTAAGAACGATGTTCCTATTCAACACACTAGTCCCTACAAATGCTGTACCATCAATCGATCCATATGGCGTCGTAGCAATAGCCGCTTGAACTGGATCTAATCCATCGATATTGCGGAGTTGAAGCATATCGGTTTCAGCCCTACCGTTCTCATCCAAGAGCATCGAAGGAGCTGATGGCCATGAACTAAACGCTTTTACTGTAGTTAACACAGCTTCACCTCCTTGGGCCCCCCGAAGGAGGCCCATAGATGTTTAAGTAACAGCAAGAGCTGACTTGACTTGTGATAGTTGATTTCTTGTTTGTCTGTAAATCTCGACCGAGGTCAAAGCCTTAGGCGAGTAGTTGTTCTGCGTGAAGTCAACCGATGGTCCACGCATAACAGCCGCAGCTAATTCATCGGGGGGTACTGGAGATATGCTCGAGGCCAGTGCAACTGTCGTAGTAGGAGCAATATCAGTCAATCCTTGCAATTCCTTGGCTTGACCTCGAACTTGCGTCAGATCTAGAATAGGAGTAATTGTTGGATTCAGATTGATTGCGTCATCGAAGGAAACTCTGTTAATCGAAGCAAGCATTCCCCGAGCAGTATCTGTTACAGCGACCGCGGCATTTTGCGCATTATCCTCAATACCCTTTACAAGTCCTTCGACCAAGAATACGCCCCATTCATACGTCAGCTTGGAAGGCGAAGATATACCTAGAGCTTTCCTAGCTGCTGCTCGGAGGAAAAAGGGGAATTTATCAACGATCGCGTCTATAATAACGCCGCCGCTATCGATAATTCCTTGAGCTATGCCGGTCACAATCGCAACACCAATTCGAGTAACCGCCGCCATTAGTTCTGGAGTCCGATGCTCGATTACATCCGCCATCCTATTCATGAAATTGATGAGTGCTGTAGCGCCTTTATCGGCAAGCTTAGGAACTTGGTTAGAAAGAGCCGTTACAAACTTGGTTGCCGCGTCAACGCCCGCGCGAATTATTCTTGGTGCTGCATTACCAATGCCTGTAAGAAACTTCACCATGGCGTCCGTACCTGCGCTAAGCATTTTACTAAAGTTGTTAGCGATACCACGAATGAGCTTGGCAATGATATCGGGACCGAGTGCAGCAAGTTTTCCAAGATTGTTAACAATACCGTTAATAAATTTGATAAGGATATCTACACCCGCTGAGGCAATTTCCTGAGCATTACGAGCTATACCTTCTGCGAATGCAATGATAATCTCTGTTGCCAGATCGACAAGTTGACCTATGTTATTTCGAATTCCCTCAAGAAGAGCTATAAGTAGATTGAAACCTGCTTGAATGATCTTGTCTTGGTTATCATCCAGGATTTGTACTAGCGCATCGATCAAGACTTCCGTTAGTTCTATCAACTTCGGCATGAGCTCGATAATGCCGTCGACAACGCTATTGAGAATCCTGATCAAAGCATCTACAAACTTTGGAGCAGTATCGGCAAGCGCATCGGCAATCTCAATCAACCCAATGATCAAGTTCTTAGCAGCATCGATGAGCGCATCTCGAAATTCGTTGATCGACTCGAGAATGATTCCGATACCAGTTGGAATTGCTACAACTAGAGCGCTAATGCCTGCTGCGATTAGGGAAATACCTACCCCGGCAAGGGCTAAACCAGCACCGATCAGTAGTAGTGCAGCGCCAAGCCCTAACAAACCCGGAAGTGCTCCTGTAATTAGAGCACCCGCGACGCCGATAACAGCAAATGCTGCTGCTAGAGCTACCAAAGCTGTGACAATCTGTTGCCAAGACATGCCTCCTAATGCCTCAAGAGCTGAGCTAAGAACCAAGATTCCCGCAGCCGCAATTCCCAAAGCAACGGCGCCACCTATTGTTCCTTGCATAGCGTATAGAGCGACACCTAGAATTATCAAAGCTCCAGCGAGAGTACCTAGACCCTTTGCAATCTCGCCCATGGACATACCACCCATTTGTCCAACAACATCAGCGATTTGTCCAAGCGCAACCGAAACCAGCAAGAGTCCAGCCGCTGTAAGAATCATGTTTCCAGGCATAAGACGCATAGCTCCAGCAATAATGACAAGAGCTGCGCCAATACCGAGCATTCCCTTACCCATTGTCGAGAAATCTAAGTCACCGAAATCAGATACTGCACTGGCCAAGACCTTGAGCGCTGTAGCAACTAGAAGTAGACCGGCACCAATTCCTACCATACCTCCGGCAGGTATAAATGCCGTTGCCACAACTAGAATTCCTAACCCGACTCCGATTCCGATAAGGCCTTTAACCATCTCGCCCCAACTCAACCCCGCCATTGTCTTAACTGCAAAGGACAGAATAAGCAAGCCGGTGGCAATTGCTGTAATGCCCGTACCAGCTCGGATCATCCCGCTTGCATTTGCGGACAAGGGAATAGACGCGGCCGCAATAATACCTAGAAGGGTGCCGACGCCTGTGAGGCCTTTCAGCAAATCGTTCCAATCGAGTTGACTGAGCATCAATACTGAGACTGAAAGAAGCGCGAGGGCTCCAGCCAACAAAATCATAGAAGCTGCGATAACCGGAATCTTGATAAATCCCATCGTTTTGGTAATGTTGCCCAAGATAGCCATAGCCCCAAGAAGCTCAGCGAACGCAACAGTCATCGCTCCTAGAGCTGACTTGAGCCGCTTTGGATCAACCAACGAAAGTGCGAGAACCGAGGCGGCCAGCAGAGCAACCGCAATGGCAATCTCTTTGAGTGTCTTCGCCTTGATGTTCTGTTGCAAAGCCACCATCGAACCTTGAAGGGCTTTGAAAGAACCGCTGATGTTTGCAAGAATTCCGCCGCCTAGACCGGAGAAGCCTCGAGTCAACTGAGTAACGAAACTCCCCTTGCCCAGGAAGTTCCTAAGCATCAGCACTAGTCCACCAAGCAGGCCAGTACGAATAACCTCGAGAATCGCCTCGAAGTTCATGTTTGCGAAAGCATTAGCAATGCCGTCGACAAGAACCGTGAACAGATTGATATACGATTCTATGATTGGTTTGAGGATTTTTCCCGCGGAGGAAAAACTGTCCAAGAAATTTAGCCAAACCTCCGTAATTCCTTGAAATAGATTCTGGAAAGCCGATGCTCCTCCACCACCATCTCCACCACCGATGCTATCGAACAATTCTCCAATAGCATCTTTCAGTTGACCTATCATTTTGACAGGTACGACCAAAACGTCGCCAATCGTGGTGAAGACTTTTTCGATCCCATCGCCAGCTTTCAACAAGTCGTCGATGTGGACCAAGAAATCTCCAATAGTACCAGTGAAACCCAAGAAACTTCCGCTACCACCAGCAACCGCGCCAATGACTCGTCGGAAGACATCAAAGATTCCACCGAGAATCTGCTTGCCAATGTCTAGAATCGCAAACAATCCAGCAAACGTTCGCTTCAAATTGTCTAATGTTTCTGGACTTGGTTTGAGTGTCTCAGTAAAATCTCGAAAGTTCCTAGTTAGAAGAGCAAGATCTGCTCCTGTCTTCGCGGGGAAGATCTCTCGAAAGGCATCGCTAACTGCTCCAACAATGTCGCCTAGAGCGTTGAATACATTCTTGAGTGCTTCGATTAGATCGGTCCGACCGCCAAGATCTTTCCAAGCTTGTAGCACACTGTTTCTGGCTTCGGCATTGGACTGAATGAATCCGCCTATGGCGTCGGAGATTCCACTGAATAGCTCTCTGGCTTCCTTGAAATCACCAAAGATAATCTGCCAGGTTTGGGCCCACCCAGATCCTATGGCTTCCTTCGTTGTATCTAAGAGTTGGCCCAGCGTCTTGACTTGAGTTGCCGCTTCCTGAGCCAACTTCGCCTGATTCTGAATTGCTTTGATCTCTTCTTTGTTGAATCCCTGAGCAGCAAGCTCGGCATCACTCAAATCGCCCGTAAATTGCGATAATGTTTTAGTCAGGACGTCGGACGTCAACCACGATTCTTCACCTGGAGCAGCTGAGAGTGAATTACGAAAGCTTTCCCCGGCAATTGTGACGTTCTTCATCTTACCGGTAAGCTTAACTGCTCCTTCGTCCAACGTACCCATCTTCTCGGCCGTCTGCGCGAGCGCGCGCTGGAAGACAGTACCGCCCATACCAGCGTTGACAACCGAGTTCCAGTCCATCAGAGTAACTCGACCAGCCGAAAGCGCCTGTGACAACTGATACATTGCTGTTGATGCTTGATCAGCATTCGAACCAGACAATGCCGCCAAGTTAGCAATACCCTTAATCGCTGCGGTCGAAGTATCCAGATCGACACCGGCGGCCGTGAAGGTACCAATATTCCGAGCCATCTGACTGAAGTTATAGATGGTCTTGTCTGAATACTGATTCAGCGTATTAAGAGCTTTGTTGACGTCATCAAGCGTAGTTCCGGCGGCCGCAGTATTGGCCAAAATCGTTTGAACAGCATTTAGATTCGTCGTATACTCGTGAAATCCCTGAATAATCGGATCCAGAGTAAGCGACTTGACAAGTTGTGAACCGGCTATCACAGCTTTAGTAGTAATCTGTGACATAACGCCAATCGCAACTAGTCTTAGAGTCTCAAGTTTAGGAAGGATGGCATCGACAGCGCGGCCGATGAGACCAAGTTGATTATTTTGGGCAGCCGCATTAACATCATCTAAACCTTTTGCAGCATTAGGAAATGCGAGCGCCGCTTTGAGTCTGTCAAGTGCGGTAATACTTCGACTAACACCTTGTTCGAACTTACTTGACTCGAAACTCATCGCAACGACTTTGTCATCAATCGTTGCCATTAAACCTTGGTCACCTCCCTCCACGCTTCGGCTGCTATCTGATCAAATATAGGACGTATTGCGGGCATGATGTAGTCTCGACCTTGGACGTAGCCACCGTTTCTAGTGCCATGTCCGTACTGGATCAAGACTGCAATCGGTAAACCATTTACTACGTTGTGATTGTGCCAACGAATGGAGTAATATCCCGGTCGAGCTTCGAGTGTGTAGTACCACGACTCTGCTGTCAAACCAGAATCTACTGGCGTAGCATTTGATAGCGCGTTTACACCTAGAGTTCCGTACTTGTTCAGAACTGCAGATAGATCTTCCTTCGACAATTTCTCCAAATATCGTTCTGTTATCTCAAAATTGCCTTTCTGTGTAATTGTAATCATGACTATTCCGCCGTAAGAAGGATAATCACGGCTCCAGGAAACCCGGCTCGTCCGTACTCATAAGGCAATCCGTTCAACGGCGAGGCGTTAGCTCCTCCACCTCTTCCCGGCTTAACGGCTTCTACTACAACGTCTCCTGGAAATGTAATGTCCTGAGGATCTTCTCCTATTCCAGCAACTAAAATATCATCCGGATTGTATGATCCACGTCCCCCGGCAGTAGCTTCGAGGTAAGACGTCCCGTCGTATTTGAAGATTCCTCCTGCTCCCCCTCCACCGCCATGACCAATGTTGTCGATGATTGGTCCATCTTCACCGGCGGTACTATCATCCGTGTCTGGGTCTCCACAAACTCCGCCCGCACCTCCACCACCGGGAGCAATGGTATTCCCTATTCCACCATCGCCACCATTGGCAAGAGGCGCACCCGTTGTAGTGGCTGTTTGAGCTCGTTTTCCGCCCTGACCACCTGAAGCCCGACATGTGTCGGCGTTGAATGACGAGAAGCCTCCATTACCTCCGTCGGTAGTTGAAGCGGGATTACTTGGATGTTCAGTTCCTGGGGCACCAGCAGCACCAACAACGATTGGACAGGGGTCCGGTAGAGCCGATAATAGACCTCGAACGCGTTGGAATCCGCCTCCGCCGCCTTCTCCTCCGTAAGTTCTAATAAGGGTTCCTGTATTTGCTGTATCAACACCACCACCTCTTCCTCCGCCACCACCAATGCAGATAACGTCGAAATTGGTGTAGCCTAAATCAAGATAATCTGAAACAATAAAATTTCCAGTTTCTAGATTTATAGCTTTTGGTGGAGCATGAGTTATGCTTCCGGCGAGTTCAAATCTCATCGGAATTCCTTAAGTACGAGTATCGAAACATGTAATAGTCACATCAAAATTTGCTGAATTCTCACCGGCGCCACTGGGATCCAAAACCTGGATACGAACCTGACCAGCACCGGGAGATTCAAATTTGTAATAATGTCGACCAGAGGCAAGAGGACCTACCGAACCGCTGATTACAAATATACGCGGATCGAAATATAGCGTATACTCACCTGCCGACGATACGACATTTCTAACCATATGCCACGGCGTACCGTCTGACCAAACGCCGTTTCCACTGGTAACATCCTGAACGGGATTCAACGTGGTCAATACGGTCATGCGTCTAATATCTTTTTGCTGAGATCTCATGCCATCACCTTCAAACTCACCTTATGCGCAATATCCAATGTGTCAAATACCGCTAGAAGATCTGTATCCGACATCGATTGAATATGATCTCCCGCATTCTTAGGTGAAGGAAGATGTTCGTACAAACTCTTGGTATAAAGAGCGTTGATGTCTCCTAAAATAAGAGGATAATCGGCAACGAATACTGTATCGACTTGTCCAATGAAGTTATTACCACTAGCAAGCGATGACCCAACAACAAACTTGTTAGTTGCAGCAGGAGACCCAAGGGCAATAGAGTTCAAACCAGTATTAGATGCAACAAGACGTCCATCAAGATAATACTTACGCTTCAACCCCTGAAGATCTGCGGGATCGTGTACAACTACAACGAAATGCCATTGTCCATCCGCAACAAACGGTCCGGTAATTGGCGTTCCTCCACCGGTACCAAAACAAATATTGCCTTTTGCAATAAATATTCGAGTATCGTTCGTACCATTAGTTGCTCCATATGTAAGAACGTACAATCCTGGCGCCGGTGTCTCTGTTCCAGATGTTCCATTCGAACATTTAAACCAACATCCATAAGAAAGAGGATTGGTTCCGGCAGGCAATCCGGCATCTGTAGCTGTAAATCTTTGGGCACCAAAAAGACTCATTGCATTACCCTTGGTGCCGTCCACTCCTGATACAGAAACCGGTGTACCAATAGCAGTCAACGTTGCGCCGCTATCAGAACCTTCATTAGTAAGAACTCCACCGGAGAAATTGTACAAACGCAATGGGGGTGAAGGAAAATCCCCCGGAACTAGAGATGCACCCTTAGCTCCAGGATGAACATTTATCGAAGCTCCTGAAGGAATTTCCCCGAGTGTATGCGGAATCTTTGCACAATACAAGTTGAATACTTTATCGGCAGAAAGAATTTCTGGAGTTACAAACGGTTCATCAACTCGACCGAAAAATGGTTCTGCACCAATTCCACCCGCATTTGCAGCAAAAGCACCAATATTAAATGGGGCATTTGATCCAAATATCTGCTGGTTTCCACTAGAACCACGCAGCTGAGTTGCTTCCAATGCTCCATCAATATAAAGATTTTGCAAAACTCCATCATACGTACCGACAATAAAATGCCAACGATCGTCACAAACTTTAGTCAAACTATAAACTTCAAACACATCACTACCCGAAACGCTAAATCCCCAACAAATATCGTTACCAGTTCTTACTCTAAGCCAATAACCTAGTTGAGGGGATGATCCACGTTTTGTGAGGAAATGCATCTGTGTGCCTTGCTTGGGCGTTCGAATCCAAGCACCAAAAGATCCAAATTTAAGACGAAATGGATCGGTTGCATCTCCTACATCGTCACGATAAAACGCTTTAGTTCCATCAAACATCGCAGCAGTTGATACGTCGCCGTCAATTCCTCGTACGTATACTGCAGCGCCTCTGGCGGACAAATTTCGACCATTACCGCTTACATCATTTGCATTATCCGAGAAATTCCATAGACCCGTAGGCGGATCTAGTCCAACATTGTCAAAGTCTGCTGCTTCGAGTGTCCGACCAGCGCGAATCTGACCTAAAATACCGATATCCAAAATAGCATGCTCTATAAGAACCTCGAGATCTGAACCAATCGGACCTTCGGGACCGGCAGGACCAACTACACTACCTGCATTAATCGTTGATCCGTCGTGTTTTGTAAGAATCAACTCGCCATCAACAACGTCGCCGTCAATAACCGACTCGGCTTCAATTTCGAGCATTCGGTCAGCAGTAAGACCGGTAACTGTAGCCATTTCACCTCCTACTCATAATTCGTAGATGAGATTTCATACGTGACTGGATCTAGATATTCAGCATCAGCATTATCAATCTGGAAAGTAGTCTCGTCGAGCATAGTAATATAGTTGTCCGATCCATCAATAGCAGACCAGCTACCATCTCCATGATCGACAATGATAAGCGCACCCAAATATCCGTAATATCCAGCGATTTCTGTCAATGAAAGACAGTGAGGATCAAGCACATCTGTTCCATAAAGCTGTTCTTCCATTACTTGCATAACTTCAGGAGGTGTATGTGTAGAATCAAGTGACACATGAACTGTTGGTCTATAACCAGCAAGTCTTTCCGGTGTTCCACTCAAAGACCAGCTAAATTCTACCGGATCAGTTCCCGAATCCGTTAAAGTTTTGAACCCAGTAGCATCAGGACTGGCAATGACGTTGTAAAGGATATGAATCTTGTATCCGAGTTCCGGATCTAGATCATTGCCGATCATCGTCCTATACGACAAATTAAAACTTTGCACTGGCTGATCATAAAGATCAAATCCGGGGGCGAGAGGAGACATTCCGGCGACTGTATCGAATTCCTCAGGATATGTGAATGCTTTAAGTTTTCCTGCGAAATCACCTGGAATCAAATTTTGTAAGTATTTCACTCCATCAAGCCAATAGGCTTTTAGTTCAGAAGTAGAGTCTTCTTCTACTCCAGTGAGTCCATTCCAGGCCACCGCTGTTCCGTCCTGAAGATAAAGAACTCCATGATCAACGCCTGTTTGATAGAATCGCGCTCCTACTTCATCCCACATAAGAGCTGTCATTGTCACCCCCTTTCAATCTAGTAACAATCTCTTGTAACCAATCGAGACAGCATGAGCTGCATTCTTAGCGCCGAGTTTCTCGAGAACACGTTGACGTTGTGTAATAGCGGTATTCAGCGCAACACCTCGGGCTCGAGCAATTTCCTTCGTACGCAATCCCTCCGCCATCAGTTTAAGTGTCTCAAGCTCGGCAGGAGCGATCTGAAGCTGGTCGAGACCACCGATGTTTGAGAGAATACGCCCAGTAATCTCTTCTCCACGCGGCGTGCCGGTTTTGATCTCAAGGATCATGTTCTCGGCTGCATTCGGCCAGTAGTGCTCGTTCATTTTAACCCTTCGTGCCCAACTGTTCTCTTCGTTGAGCATTGAGCTCTCGATTTCGACGTGCGATTTCTCCTCGACTCATCTTCTTTGGCTTCGATTGTTTAATGTTACAAATTCGAATCAAAGTAAATAGTCGATTAAGATGCCAATGTTCACACTCGAATGGAATCTGAAAGACGATCATCCAATAGTAAATGAGCTCAGCCGTGATAACGTCTCTACTTTTCGGAGCTCCTGGAGCCTCGCTGAACCAAGTAGCTGTCATCTTCGCTTCAATGTATTCGTTGATTGCCTCAAAATTGCTTTCAGAAAGCTTGGTGTAAACTCCATCTGGAACATCGGGAGTCAAAGTCATGATCTTGATGTAATCAAGAACTTCTTCAGTTGTCTTTTCGGCATTGCCTAGAAAAGGCTTCTCATGTTTCGACTCCCATTTTGACAGTGAGACCAGAGAATGCTCTAGCTCTAAAGTTACATCGGCTACTGTGATAAATTCTTGTGTCTGTTCGTCGAACATCTCGACACCTGGAACAATAATCGTGAGCATTCCCTAGCCTCCTGCCGAAGATCAAGGAGTAAATAGTGCGATAACCGCATCCGGCGTCGGAAGCGCTGCTTCAGTAGCACCTGCGCCGTACAACAGAGCCTCAAGCGAAGCAAGATCCGTGGGATCTACAACCGTAGAATCAACCACGATCAAGGAAGTAGGCTTGAGATCTGTAACCGGAACCGGAGTAGTACTAACCTCCCAACTAAACGAGATTGCCTCGGGTGAATCATTGACTGTGGCATAAGCCTTCTCCGACGGAGCCGCCAGTGCGCCCCAAACCAGATGAAGCTTATAACCAAAGTCCATCCCGTCGACGTCATTGCCGACCTTTGTCCTAAAGCTCAGGCCAAAGATCTTTCGACTCTGCTGTCCGACCGCCACGCCTGGCGCAGGAAGAGCGGTACCGTCACATTCGGCGAACTCCTCCGGATAGGTGAACGCCTCGATGGTTCCGCCAAACTCCTCAGCAGAGATGAGATTCAGGTACTTAATGTTGTCTGCATACTGTGCAGACGGTTCTGCACCAGAAGGCGATTCAGTAACCGTGGTGAGACCATTCCAAGCAACGCCGGTGTTGTATACACCTGATGCATCCGGAAGATAGAGAACTCCATGATCCACACCAACTTCGTACAATTTATCGCCAACATCGTCCCAAGTCAAAGGGGCCATGTTCTTCCTTTCCTTCAGAAGTAGACGTTATAAACGTCATGATTTAAGTCATCAGCCGTATAAAATCGATTAAATAAACTCATTGGCATCTGAGCCACTTTACTTGGAATTTCACTATCCGGATTTGGGTCAATAACAATAATTGCGTATCTCTTTGTATGACTGTATGGATTATCATCCGCAAATTTAGTATCAGCAAAGTCTCGATGATAAACAATACACGGATATTCCAAATGTACATTAGTTGGTGGCTGAAAATACACGTTTTCTGTAAACGTTTCAAGGAGTTGGTGCAACTGCAGGCGTGGGGCCATTGTACACCTCCCCCAATCTCAGCAAAAGACGGGGACTCTGCACCTCGACGCTGTCAACTGTCCACAAAGTCCCCGCCCATTCCACATAACGAATGGCAAAGAAATGCTCATTTGCATATGCATCGGCTACAATGCTAATTGAATTCTGAACACTGAGATCAGGGTTGAGATTTTCTCCCTCTCGAAGATTTCGAGCGTTGCGGACGATATCACCGGTATAAATATACT